CATGTTTAGTTCTCCTTAATATTAATATTAATTTGTATTAGTTATAACCCTTTTATACAGATATTTATATATCCCTACATCTATACTATTCACCCTTACGGTAAGTCACAGGTTGCCATAACTCACCTGCGTCATCAAAATACCCATTATCTAACCCTTCGGGATCGTCTAGTCCGTTATCTATGAATCCAAATGGGGCCATGTCTGCCTCAATTGCGTTCTTTTGATCTGTAAACATTTGACCTCTAACATCTACATTTGTTAATTCTTTGAAATATCTTTGATTGGCAACCCAAGAAAATATAACTAGACACATTACTAAATCATCATGAGCGCCTGTTTCAGCCTCAAAAGATTTTCCTTTTGATATGAAAGTTGACAGTTCGGCGATAATATCAAAGTCATTAATGACTAACTTATCACCTTCTATCAGACTTTTCAGATTTGAAGTTCCGATTTTTTTAGTACCTTTAGTCATTCGTATGCCTAGTTGATTACCTCTTCCGCTGAAACCTCCACCTAATACTTGACCTGCTCTACCTCGTTGTGTAACCATCATCATGTTATCGTATTCTAGTTCGAATTGCATTGCGTCTGCTACTTGTTGACCTAAATCGTTAATCTCTATTAATACATATGCCTTGTTATAATGATCTGCTACTTTCTTTAATATGTTAGGAAACACAATGGGTTTAATATCATTGTTTCTATACTTTGCGACAATCTTATATGGCGCCTGCGTTGAATCTATAACTATGAAAGCAGAGTAATCATTTTGAACACCTCTTGCTACGTCAACTGTTATGACATAGGTGTGATCTTTGATAGGCAATTCATAGACATCTAGTCCGCCTGGACTTCTTTTTGGGTCTATGACAGCCATTGTCTTTAATTTTTGTGCATTGATAAGTGTATCAACACTACCTAAGAATTCACATTCAAACTCGGTTTGAAACTGTGACTCACTTGTATTTTTTATTGTTTGTTCTTTCCATGCCTCATCACGACCAGGTACTTCTGACCAATGTACTTCAATAGGTGTAAAGGTACTTTTCTTATTAACAGCATCCATCCACATCTTATAAAACATATTCATTCCATGAGGTGTAGATACAATCATAACCTTTGATGACTTACCAGATGATATTGTAGGATATACTGAACTAAAAAATTCTTCGGCAATGTTATTGGGCACATAGGCAAACTCATCTAAGAATATAATGTTAAAGGTACTTCCCCGAACAGCACTAGAAGATGTACTCGCCGCAACGATTCTACTTCCGTTTTCTAATTCAAGTGATCCTTTATTCCAGTTGAGTACGCCTTGTTGCATCCACTTAGGCAAGTATTCGTAAGCAAGTTGCAATCGACCTAGTAAATCTCTTGCCGTAGAAGATTTGTTGGCCAGTATTGCAACGTTCACATTATCGTTAAACAAAACGTAATGTAAGAGGTAGGAGACAATGATAGTTGACTTTCCACTTTGTCTAGGTAACTTACATATTGTAAACCTATTGTCGTGAAAAGTGTCTACCATCTTCCGCTGAAAGTCATACATCTCAAAAGGTACTAGACCTTTATCGATTGTGACAATTTTTAAATATTTTTCTATGAAGTACTTTGGATCTCCAAGACACTTTATCACTTCATCTACTTGTTTAGGAGTAAATCGTGATTTAGTGTGTGCTTTTTTTAGATTAGGATTTCCTAGATATTGATCCATCATTTTTTATCTTTATTTTTCTTTATCATTTTTTGTAGTTCAGTTGTTGATCCTACAAATAAAGCATTAGTAACATTTTTTGGTACATCACCTTTAATGTCTTTAATTTTTTTAATTTTATCTTGCAAGTCTAATAGATTTTGTGCAACTTCACTTTGAGTTTTGATTAACTGACCTGCGACTTCATATGCACGAGGATGCTCTCCTTCTTTTGCCAATGATAGTATTCCGTCTATTGCTTCGTTACCTTTTTCTAATAACTTGTAGAGTTCTCCTCTACCAGTTTCAAAGTCTGTTTCTACATCAGCTTGTGGTATAACCACAACAGGTTTTTCATTTACAATCTCTAAAGGATTTTTATCTTCTTTTTTATCTAGTACTTCTTCAGCGATGTTTAGTACTTCATTTAACTTGTCATCAATATTACTCATTTTAAAACCTTTTGTTATTATGTATCGTTACCTGTTTCCGTATCATAGTTTTTACCATCATCAAAAAACTCTAACGTTTCTGTGTATGTGTAAACATCATCTTTATCAGCACTTGTAGGGTTTGGCGTAACCGTGACTCTCTCACTACGAGAAGGTCCTGTACCGCCTTGTGATGTATCACCAGCTGCTACATTATCATATAGATCAACCGATGTTTGTCTTATGATAGCACTTGAGCTAATCGGACCATATAGATATATTTTTGCAGTAAATTTAAGTGTGTATATAATTCTTCTTCTATCTGTCAACGCACCTTGATAACTATCTTCGTAATCAACACTCTCTAATACAAAAGGTATATCTCTTTTTGTATCCATGTAATCTTTATCAATAATCATAGTGACTGTATAGTCTGGTTGAAAGTATGGTAGTATTTGTTCTATGATCTGTAATCCATCATCCGAAGTTGCAGTAAATACATTCAATTCAAAACCCACATCATATGGCACAGGAGAGAATTGAGTAAATACTCTTTTTTCATCTCCACTAGCATTCTTAGCCACACTACGTTTCTGATTCTTATTTAACTTACGAGAAGGATCATAAGCATAACTGTTCACATCAAAGGACATACGAGGTAGAGTAATCGCCACACTTGAATCCGATCCAGTTAAATTTGCATTTTGATCTAGTCTTGCAATAAATTTTTCTTTAGGTGCATATGATAAAGGTACTCTAATTGTCTGTAAAGGATTCCCGCTAGAATCCAATCGTTTGATATTGATATTATTAAATATCGTACCAAACGCAATTACAGTATTTCTTATTGATTTATTATAGAAGTGTTGTCCAAACATTATTGTCCTTTATCTGCAATCTTACCTTTATTAGGTCCTTCTTTAATTATATAATCTTGTGTACCGTTTGCACCAGCATTAACTTCTTTTCGAAGATTTTTAAAAAGTAATTTTTGTTTTTCTTCTTTTAAAGTTTTATCGTGATGTTCTTTTAATTGTCTATGTCTATCTCTTTCCATTATTTTTTGTACCCGTAACCTTTTTTTCTATCACCATATAGTTTCTGCCATGACCAACTTGTCAATGCAGTTGAATAGTGATTGATTGTTTGTAATATAAATTTAATCATTAATAATCGTCAACCTCCCCGAAAGGATTTCTTTCGCTAAAATCTAATATGTCATCAGCAGTAGATGATGTATTAGTACCAGCAGCAGTTTCAAATGCCTTACCTTGATCTACTGGTTGTTGTGTTGTCATTGTAAAGCTTTCATTGATAAGATAATGAGTTTCTCCTATATCACTTTCAAGCACAATAGAACCTGAAGCAGATGTACCTGTTTCTAAACTAAACTGGAAGTTCATTGTATCAGTTGACAATGCGTCTTCGGTAGCATCAATTTCTGTAATGCCTGTATCAACTCTTTCAGAGCTGTATTCCCATTTAGTACAAGATAATTTGTAAACAGGTAAAGCACTTTGTTGATAGAAAGGTTGTTCGTGTTCAACAAACTGTATCTCAAAGAATGCTTTTGTAGTAGGGAAATAAACTAGATCACCTTCGTTAGGTCTTAGTGTATTCTGTAAATCACTATTGTTAGATATTAAAGTTTCCCATCTCAATTTAGATACAGTAAACTTAATATCATCTCTTAATTCTAAACCAAACTTTTTGATTATCTCTTGTTCGCCCATGTAACCATCTGTATTGTCAACATACATTTCTATAATGTACGAGTCATCAAAAGATGAAGCAGGATCCTCACCGAAGATAGTATCTTTATTTGCTATCTTTCTCGGTAGGTAATAAACATCTTGACCATATATCTTAAGCTGTTCTATAATTAAATCTTCGTATAGTCTTTGCTCAGATGTAGTGCCAGTGCTAAAATAAACGTTAGTCGGCATTTAGTTTTTATCCTTGTTGCATATGTGCAGGTTCTTCATAATTTAATCTTATTTCTTCCTCAAGTTTTTGTTGTTCTGCAATTGCCGTTGAAAATAACTCAGGTCCGTTAAGTGTCACTCCACCTAACATTGCTGTGCCATTAAATTTAGACAGGTTTTGTCCCCATTGTCTTTTGATTAATGCTGTTGTGTATCTCTTTAAATATAGATCATCATACATATCTGTACTATCATCAGGATTTAATTTACGATAAACTTCAAAAATCAAATATTCACCTGCTGTAATACCAGATGTAAAATCCATATCAATAAACAATTTATTTGATAGATGATTAAATCTTATTGGTTTTTCTCCGACCAATACATGATCTAAAAAATCTAAATGTTGCATTGTCATTTGATAATGAACAATACTTGTAGATGAAAAATCATATAGATCATTTAATCTTAATTGATATTTAACATCAAACATATTTAAGTTTGCTCTATCAGATAGAGGAAATATATTAACAACAGAAATAACAGAATCAGGAACTATAAGAAATTTGTTTCCTTGTTTCCATGATGTGGTTACACTACCTTCCGTAACCGTTTCAGTAGTATCTGTGGTCATTCTAGTAATATCAGCTGCAGTCACTAGATATTTTAAGTACATTCTTTCAACACCATCACTATGATATTGACAAAAATATTGTACTGCCTCATCTATTCTATCATCTACCTGATCGTCATCAACGTTTATGTCAATCACAGGTTTGCCTAATGCTCTTAAGCAGTATTCTTTTAATGTAGCTTTTGTATTTGGTACGGCCATAATTTTTCCTTATAATACTATTTAGTTATCCTAGAGCGACTGCCTGTGCGATTGCAAATGCCTCAGTTGCCTTAGAGTCTAATGCTGTTTGTATATTACCTGTCACTCCATCTACATAATTCAATTCTTCAGGCGTAGCAGTTATCTGTGTATTACTTGTTACAGCGAGAACAGGTATAGTACCTGAAGCATTAGGTAGTGTTATTGTTCTATCTGCTGTTGGGTCAGTCACATTAAAAGTAGTT